ATTATCAGTAAAGGACACCAGTCACACTGGCACCTGGACTCGTGGCTCCGGCTTCGAGGCAAAACCAGACACCGTCAGCGTGGCACACCACTTCTAAAGTGGCGTGCGTAGCGTGCAGAGTGAATCTGACACTACTACGCTCTCCGGTATGAAATATATTGATACCGGGAGGTCGAGGAATTTGATTTCCCCGGCCGCCCACTTGCTGAGCTTCTCAGCTGTGGGCGCGAACTCTCTGGGTTCTGAGAGAGTATCGCCGTAGGCCGTGACGAGATTTTGGTCAAGTCTACGCTCCCTTACTTGCCAGGGTAGGGTCTCATAGGCCCTGTCCCTGTAGGGTTCCTCGCCGTGAAGGCGCGAAACTTCCGGAGCAAGCATGTTCCGGAACAGGTAAGGTCGATCGATGATGTCTATTGCATCATCGACCGTGATGAAGCCGTGTCGCCTTGCGATCGTCTTCTTGTCGGCGAATCGGAGATGCTCCCATTCGTCGCTACCGGTCATAGTTAATAACTGTAGACCAGCGTCGTCAATGCCGAGTGTTAACTCGGCGTTCGACAGAGTCTCCTTCACCTGTTCTTGTATCAGGTCGGAGGAAACGCCGCGTGCTCTAGCGTTCGTCGCGAAATTCGCGAGAACGCGTCGCACGTTCAGCGGCGCAGATGATCCAAGTACATCTTGGATCGCCTGCTTATGGTTGTTCGAAGCAGCTTCGAACGCTACCTTCAACTCCTCAACGGAGCGGTGGAAGGCAGGCGATTGGATACCTCCAAGTTTTACTGGGAGGTATCGAATCCATAGAGAGGCTGGAAGAAAAGCTTCCATTCTCGCCTCAAATCTGGCCGAGAACAGAGAAATTGTCTGTTCCCAGCCCCCTCCGAGCCAAGCCAGCATGCCATGCATCTGGCGAGCCTTGCCAAGGGCAGGGTTCGGCTCGTCCTTCCCCTCGTGTTCTTTTGAACAAGGGGAAAGCAACCTCGTCTTCATAGCATCTATGTGAGGTTGTCTTAGATACTCACGTTTGTGAAGAGGTAAGACCTCTCCCCAAATCTCTGAGTCATCTAAGCCTACTGTGAGGAGCATCTCCTCACAGTAGAAACTACCACGCGAACTTAAGAAGTTCTGCGGCCAGGAGACGGCCATGCCGTTTAACTCGTGGTTTCGCGTAATACGCGAAAGGTAGCTCCTCGGACCTTGACCGGTGTGGTCATCGCCCGAGCAGGCAAAGTGCCGCCATTTTATAGCGACACCGCCTCGTGAGCGTCGAAGACGGTCGTAAAACGTACCGTCGTCGACATCCAACATCTTATGTTGGTACCGAAGAAAGGCCTCCAACTCTGCACAAAGGTTGTGCAGAGTGAGGACCAACTTCGCCCCGGGGTCTCCCATCAGGATGCCTCGGGTAGTCACCGTATCGAGATAACACTCGACGTCCGACTCGTACGTGCGTCCGCTGCAAAGCAACTGGGCGCACGCCGAGAGATAGGGGGAACTTTCCCCCAATCCCTCGAGATATCCCTCTAGCATTGCTAGAGAGAAGTCATGACGGCAATAGTCGGTTGCCGTTGTGAGATCACTACTTAAGAAGTACGTGGTCTCACGTGGAACAGGACCTGCGCTTCGCAGGCCCTTCACCCATTCGTACAGCTGCCAGCCACGGGTAAGACCCGCGGTTGCGCTCGGATGGAGTTTGATCTTACCTAACAGGTGATGAGCAAACGGTTGGAGAAGTATTGTAAGACAATCTTCTCCGACGGTGACGACTCGGGACTTTGCCCCGGGCTCGCCGATCGCGCTTGCCCTAATGGACGGCGCGACGTCCCCCTTCTTAAGGGGGACCCCGTTGTCATACGGTGATCCTGCCAGGATTCCATTCTTAATGGAATCCTCGATGGCCCACTGCAAGAGTTGCAGTCCGGTCGCATGATCTAAACCGTACAACGGATCCTCGTATTTGAAATTTTCAAAGTCGAGGACCATGTCTTCGGTACTTTCACCGAAGACATGGTGAGGCTGATGTACGGGACTGTCCCGGCACATTGTCTGCCAACGCGGCCTACCGGCTACCAGCCGGTAGGGCGCACCGAACCATGTCACTTCTGAAGTGTCATGATCCGGAACATAAGTAGCCCAGGTCCGGAATTTTACCGCAACCTCGGCCGCCCTCCCTCCTTCCTTCACCGACGAGTCCACACTCGCCGATGAGGTGAGGGAGAGGTGCCCCAGACTTTTAAAGTTGTCTGGGAGATACGACCGAACCTGCCGTCCGATGAGGACGGAGAGACGGCGAACTATTAGTCGCCGGGTCTCGTCAGGTTCAGGCGTGAGGTGAAGGGTCGCTGCGTGCTGACGCAATGACTGCTCCCTCACCCCCTTTCCACCAGCAGGCATATTCCTGCTGGTGACGAGGTGTTGAAGCCGAGTTGCCTCGAACTTCGACACCACGCCGCGGTCCCAGACTCCTTGGAGCCAGGGGACTAGTTCCCGCCAAAGTGGCGGCAACTCAGAGAGGTTTGACCTCTCTGCGCCAAATCCCGGAAAATCAACCGGGATTTCGGGCGGCGCGGTCTCAGACCGTAGCGCCTTCCATTTAAGGAGTGCAGAAAATTTCTTCCACTCCTTAGTTGCCTTGTCCACGTTATGCGTGCCGAGGCAATAGGCCCATTTCAGGACTTTCCTGTAGGAGGCCAACTCCAGAAAGAGTCTGACTCTGTCTGGGGTACTCGTCAGGAGGTTGTCATTGACAGCCTCAACGAAATTCGTCAACCTCTTGAGGTTGTACGGGCCCATGTGGCAGATCTTATCTACCACGTCGGCCGGCAGGGTTATCGGAATAGCATTCCGCACTCTGCGTCGTCTGGACAGGAGCGTTTCGCTCTTGCCGAACGATTTTATCTTCTTCGCCAATGGCGCCGGAAGATAAATATCCAAGGACCTCGCAAGGCCGAGGAAATTGCAATTTGGAGGGAATGACCCCTCCGGGTTTGGACTTTGTCCCTTCTGCATTGCTGAAGCCTGAGCCACAGAACATCAGGGAACTCTTACAGATA